CTAGTTGTCTTTGGGTTCATGTTTGCCATTAAGGTTGTCCTAATATAGTGGGTTTTTTTGCGGCTAAGGATGCAGCAGCACCCTTACCTAATTCATCTCTAGGAAATAAAGCTGCATATTGGTCCGCGACGTTCACATTAGTATTTACATTTCCAAATTGAGTTCCGGTGTTGAGCGTAGGATCTGGAAGTGGGGGAAGTTGGTTAGTTAATCGACTTACTAAATCAGGAATAATAGACGTGTCAAATGGATTATCAATAGCAGGAATGCCGGCTTCTTCATCTAATCCTACATTAAATAGTTGAGCTCTAATATTAGCAATAGCATTCATAGAATCCAACAATGGATTTCTAATTTCTAATTCATCCGCAATTCTTTGAAATCCTAAAACTACATTTTTAGAAATAGATATAGGAGTAAACGTTGCTGTACTTAATCTTCCATAACCTTTTTTACCAATTCCACTAATCATTTGTCTACCTAGATCTGTTTTATCTATTCCTAAAATTTTAGCAGCTTCTATATCATCATACATATTTTTTTGATTTAAAAATAAAGCTCGATTGGCATTGATATAAGCATCAATAATAGCTTTAGGAGTGGTTACTCCACCTTTTAAAACTTCTGTGGTAAATAAAGCTTTAGAATTACGTGCGCCTTTTTTGTAATTAGCAATTTTATATTTTAATCCTTTTTCAGGATCAACATCAATTGCTCTTAGACCTACAATTCCCGCTGCTTCATTTCCAAATTCATATTCATTTCCTCTGTCATCAAATCTTCCAAGATCATCAACAGGTTTCATTGATAAACGCATTCGTTTTAACTGTTTCCAATTTAAAGGAGCTTGGGCCATTGCTAGATGGGCGACGCCTTTTTGTACTCTTCGCCCCAAACTATCTTCATCATTCCATATTTTAAAGCCTTCTGGACTCATTCCTCGTCTAACTGATACATCTGCTAAAGCTTCAGTCCAGATAGATTCACTAATAAATGGTAGTGCTAATTCTTTAGTGGATTCAGCAAGACCCACAATAAAATCATTCATGATTCCATCTTTATCAGTTTCTCCTGCTTGAACTCTGTTAATAACGGTTTGAATAGGTCGGGATAAAGTATCGTAAGCATTTGCATGACTGAAATCTACATATTTTAATTTACCCGTTTCTTTATCTCTTAAAGGAACTAGCGTTGAATTTTTAGACCAGTCCGCAACATATCTTCTTAATGCAGCTCTTTCATCTTGAGTTACGTCGTATAGAGCTGACATACCTTCAACTGCTGCGTAAGGAACTGCCGCCGTTGTAAACGCCATCCCACCTAATCTTCTTAAGCCAATTGTTCTAAATGGTGTAACTACTTTTCCTTGCTTTCCTATTATTTTAAAATTAAATATTTCATTTAATCCAGTATCTACAATGTTAGTACCTGTTCTCATAATTTCTGAAGGGAAAGCTACAAAGTTTCCGACAGGCCATTTACGTAAACCTTTTACAAAATCAGATACAAAGGCATAGTTAGGTACATTGTTTTTAACTAAATCAGCGGCCCTTTCATCTAACCAATCATCTGTAAATCTACCTAATGATTTAATTGTTCCATCCGGTAGTACTTGTTTAATTTCTTGTCCTAAACTTAAACCGGAAGCTTTTAATGATTTATCTAATCGTCCTCTTTCACCGAACCAGGTAAAGATTTTCCAGAAATCATCTTCAGCTGTGTATGCATCCTGTGAGAATTTTTTAACATTGGATAAAGTTTTCATCAAACGATTTAAACCATAACTTCCTAAACCTTCTTCTGAGTATCTTGCTTTACCTAGTTTACCCACCGTCGTTCCAAATCTAACATCTTTTAAAAGATTCATTAGATCTCCTAATTGAACTTGTGAGTTAACGACTCCTAATTTTAAAAGTTTTTGATAGAACTGATTAGACTTTCTAGTACCTGGACCAGCAACTTGTAATGCATTGTAAGCAGCCTTCACCGCTTTTAAATCTGAAAAAGGTATAATTCCATTTGCCATAGCAAATGCACCCGCACTTAAAAAGTTACGACCGTGTGTAAAGGGAGCTAAAATAGTTTTAGCCATTTGAGATGTGGCTTTAGGATATAAAATAAAATTAGCATAAAGCTGAGTACCAAAGTTTTTACTTTGGAATAAACTGTCAACCGGTTCGATTAAACCATCCACTACTCCATTCATGGCATACTTACCTGCTAATGGATTATGAATAGGAATTTCTTCTGCTACCTCACCAATCTTTGCTCCTTTTTTTAAAAAAGTAGCTCTTTTTTCTCCAGCTAACGGTCTTAAAGTTTGTCTATAATCAACAGGACCTAATTGTTCTAACGCTTCAAAACCTCTTGCACTTTTGATTGGTTTAACAGTTGCTCTCCAATCGGCTCCAAGCATTCCTCCAAATAATTCAGCTGCTTCCGTTTCGCTATTCGCAAAGATAGGAACGACTGCTTTCCTTCCAGCTTCTTCTCTAGATAGTCCTTGTTTCATAAACTCATCAATTTGAACTTTTCTTAATTCTCTTAATCGATTAGATTCATTAACTAGATTATCAAAATATTCATTTCTTCTAACAACCGCAGAAAGTTTTTGAGTTGCTTCCAGAATAGTTTGAAATGCATCATTACCTTTACCAAATAAATTTTCAATAACTTCTCGTTGGGTTCCTGTCAAATTTGATAAATTAACATTGTTAACATGTAAAGCTTCATCTAAAGATGATTTACCTAAAAAGAAATCTGGCACTTTAAAATAAGGATCGGATTTAGAAGCTAATTTAAAACTCTGATCTATATTGGGTTTACCCGTTGTAGGATTGATTACAGAATTATAAACTTTTAAAACTTCATTTTGAGCTGCTGCATCTGATAATTCTTTGCCGCCGGTGTTAGTCCTATATAATTGTTTGAAAGATTTTTTAGCGTCACTCATTACTTGTGCAGTGGGAATAAGCTGTTCTCCTATTTTAGCTTTTCTATTTTTAAAGACATCATAACTAGAGTCCAACCATGTTGTAACTTTATTACCAAAGAGTTCCTTAAATTCTTTTACTCCTTTTTTATCTAGTCTTCTGCCCATCGAAGTGAAGAGTTCTCCCCATCCCATTCTCATACCAGCTAAATTTGCGAAGATCCCAGCAATGTCTTCGTCTTTAGCTTTATAAGTTTTCTTGAGTGTCTTAGCAAAATCATCCATTAATTTTTTGTTCATTTTACCAAAGCTAATACTTTCAATTCCTTCATCGGTTACTGTAGTAAATTTCTTTAAATCTTTTATTTTATTATTTTTTAAATAATGTTTTATAATTCCTCTTTCTGTCAAACGAGGCCCAGATAAAGGTTGAGCCTCTTTCATTAATTTCTTACCTTTAGCATTTAAAATTCTTTTTACACCCATCATTTTATAAATAGGATTGAGTTGGTTTGGATTGTCCGCACTGGACAATAACATTCGATTCATTTGTTTAAGAAGTTGTCTTCTACTGTCATAAGTAGTTTTATCTCCCCAGGCTCTTTTCATAAAAGGAAAAAGTTTGCTAATTTTATCATCTAAATTTCTAACGAATGTTTCACCACCACTTAAGTCTGCAGCTCTCGCACCTTTTAATAAATTCAGTTGCTTGAAAGCTTCAGGAGTCATTCCTTGTCTAGATCTGAATTTTCCTCCCCATTTCTCTAAAAATTTATTAAATCTACTATCCGCAGCTTTACCTACTCTTGTAGCATCTCTTAATTTTCCAATAGTAGCTCCTATGCCACCCAATACTCCCGTAAATAAAGCACCTTCAGTTCCAAATTTAACTCTGTTAATTATTTCTTGAGCGGGATCATAAGTATCCCCTTCCATTTCTCTTTCTAACTGAGTAGGACCTCCTAATAAATCTCCAAAAGTTCCTGCATCTTCTACGTCACCTACAAAAATTCCTTCAGCAACACCTCCTGCTAATGCACCGGCTCCTAATTCTCCAGCTCTATCCCAACCCCTAAGCTTGACATCTTTAAGTTTTTTCTGAATTCCTTTACTAATATTTTTTCCAGCTTGACCTGTTGGAGATAAATACTTGCCTGCTTTTTTAGCAGCAATAGCAGATTTTGCTAAACCACTTCCAGCTTTAAATGCAATACCTCCCGGTACTGCTAAGTTAACTATAAGTTCTGTAATTTTACCAGCTGCTGTTGCTTCAGCCGCTTCATCGAAAGGATTTATTTTTGCAAAGTATTTTTCTACTTCTGCAACTTTATTGGTGTCGGCTCCTAAATCCATTAGGGCTGCGCCTAATGAAAAAAAACCTTCGGGAATTTTAAATAGACCAGAACCCAGGCCAGATAATACCGAAGTAATTGTACTTACCTCATTTTCATCTTCTGCATCAATTGTTTGAGATTGAGTATAAGAAGGTTCTTTTAGATCTTTTAATATGTCATCGTAAGCGGATGCCATAATTCCTCCTTATTGTTGGGGTTTGTAAGGTTTTTTACTTTTAGCGACACCCTCGACCATTTCTACAATAACCATTTCATTTGGAATGTAATAAGTTCCTGTAGGTTTTGAAGTTTGCCAATCTTCCGGTAAAGGGCCTAAAGTATATCCTTCAGCCATCATATCAAATTCTTGTGGAGTTGGAGGCATTCCAGTTTTTTGTTTAAATACAAGATATGCTTCACCAAGGGATCCTGGTTGACCTAACGCCATTCTTATTGCCTCACTTCGCGTTACTCCCTCAGTACCCATAATTTCTTCTACTTTTTTGGTGAACATTCCTTTAACATTTTTTAATTTAGTTTCATAAAGTTTCTGAGCCTGTTCACCTTTAATACCTAACATGGCTGCAGCTTGTTTAATTTTTTCTGATCTAGCTGGAACTTTAGCTTCTGCTGCTGCAAAGTCTTGGAATTTTTCCATAGTTGTATCACCTTTAGCTCCGGCGAATCTTAATAACATATCAGAGATATCTTGACCTTTAGCTTTTTTACCACCTAATAAGTCTTCATATCTAGAAATCATTGATTCTAAATCACTTGAATCATAATCACTTGGGTCGGCTCCTTCTATTCCTGTAAATTCCAATTCTTTACCTGGTTCTTTTTCTGCTTTTAAAATTTGTTTTCCTTCACTTCCACCTAAGCCTAGATCAGGTTCATCAGCTTCAATTTCTTTTTTAATCCCCTGCCATGTCTCAAATTCTATAGGTTGATAATCTGGATTTTCTTCTTTTTTTGTTTTTTGTTCAGTTTTCCAAGTTTCTTTATCTATATTTTTTTGTACAAGATCCTCATCAACCCATTGTTTTGAAAAAACATCTACATCTTCTGATGTAGGATCATCTCCAGATGCATAAAGATATTGTAAATGAGCTAAGGGATCTTCATCTCCTGGAGGAGTTCCCCAATTTTGATTAGCTCCATATCCTGTAACTAAATCTGTTATCTTAGGTTTAATTCCATAAGGACTTGATGAGCCATAAATTTTTTGACCTCCTCTATTTTTCCATAACAAATCAGTGCCAGTAACGAGTTCTCCATTATAATAACCAACTCTACCACCATCCGCCAAACCACTAGCGATCCCCGTTCCATAACTCGAAACGCGTCCACCTCTAAACATCGGTCTTCTTAATATTCTGCTCATTATCCAAACAATCCTAATTTACCCATAATCCCAGCTGCGCCCGCGCCTCCGGTTAAAAATTGGGACATAGGACTTGCTGGAGCTGCTGGTGGTGCATATCCGACTGTTGTAGTCGGGAATGCTCCCGGTTGAATCTGCGCGAGTTGTTGACCCACTAGACCCATTTGTGTAAATGGTGCGAACTCTGCTTCTCTTGCTGCAATCTGTGAAGCATCCAATTTAGCTTGTTCAAATCCTTGTTGGGCCTGACCCATCGCTTGTTGGTATTGACCTAAACCTTGTTGCGCTGCTAAATCTTGTGCTCTTGCACCAACACCTTGTTGAAATCCTTGTTGTAATAATTGTCCTTGAAGTAATGCTCTATTCATATCACTTCCTTTTGCGTATTCTGCCATTTGAACTCCGTGACGTCCTCCGCCAAAAGCTCCTGCTTGTAAAGCTGCGTCTCCAATTCCTAATCTTTGAATTCCTGCCTGTCTATCAAATTCAGCCATTTGTGCATCGATCACCTGTTGTTGATAAGGTGACATATAAGCTGAAACCGTTCCCGGTCCTTCACCTGCTCCAGGGCCTACTAAACTAGCAAGTCCTGCTGCATCTGCTACAGCTCCTGTTTGTAATGCATGCTGTCCCGCAACCTGCGGTGCATAGGTAGATGTATCTATTCCTGCAAAGCCAGTTGGAACTGAACCTTTTTGTAATTTATCTAAATGTTTTAAGAAGGATGTTAATGAACCTTCTAATATTGGTGATGGTAATGTTCTTGTTTCTGTAACTGCCATTATACTCTTGCCTCTAAATTGTGCATAAGATTATACATCCTTTTTGCTCCTTTGTTAACACTTCCTCCACCTGCTGCTCTGACTGCATCGGCAGTCATTACAAATTCATTTTTACTTAATCTAGCCGGAACGTCGTCCGCTCTTTCTCTGGATCCTACGGGAATAACTCCGCCACCTCTATAATCTGCTTCTTTACCTTTAGGTAAAACGCTTGTTACTCCACCACCTGCTTTATTAATTCTTCCACCATTAGCTTTATTAAATAATTCTCCCATTAAAAAATTATACTCTTTTTCAGATATTTCACCATTGTCTCTTAGTTGTGGTAAATATAAGTTATAAAATTCTTGTTTACGATCGTCAGGCATAACGCCATCTATATCATTCATCATTGCATTAATAATAGCCATCATTTCTGATTGTCCAGGCATTACTGTAACTTCTAATTTATCAACTAAAAATTTCTTAGGTGTTTTTTCAACAGCTGTAACTGCTTCTGTTATACCCCCAAAATCTACTTCTTCTTTATCTCCAGCATAACCACCGGGTGCATTTACTAATCCACGCTTCGCGTTCATTATGCCACCACCTGCTTTACCTACTCTTCCACCTTGTTTTAATCCTACAATTCCACCTTGTTTTAATCCTAATGATGCTAGTGCATCTAAAATATCTTCTTCAAGATGGTCGGCAGCTTCCATCGCTGATCTAATTGCTATTCTTCTACCGTCGTCATTAACTCCCATACCTGTTTCAGCTGCTTCATCTTCGAAATCTCGTAATGCTTGTTCCGCTGTAATTCTAGCTAAATCTCCAGTACCTTGTGTAATTGGAACTGATCCTGCTGTTAAAGCATTTGCCATGGTTAATGGTTCTCCACCAGGTCTTAAAATATCTGCTTGAGTACCTAACCAATTAGCTGCTGTTTCTCCACCTTTTCCAATTCCATGTTTGATAGATGACATAATTCCTGTATCCGTAGGTGTATAAGGTACAGAGACATCTCCAAATACATCAGCTCCCGTTGGACCTCGTTGCATTCCTCTAAAAACTCCAGGAGCTTCTGCTGAAGTCATTGCACCCATTCCAGATGCCAATGCTAAAGATAATGGATCAAATTCTCCCTCACTTCCTTCTTGTGCTAATTGAGAAGCTAAATTAATTCCACCTGTTAAGGCACCTCTTCTTAAGAGAGCCATTAAACCTTGACTTGATCCAGCTCCAACCGTTGGTCCCATCATAAATGGTGCGAATGCAGACAGATATGGCAATGCCGGTTTGATCTCGTTCGGTACGATCTTGTCTAAAAATTTGGAAATCGGTCTAGTTATTTTTTTTAAAAATCCCATAATGTCTCTTTAATTGTTGTGAAAGTGCAAGTGCGTAAAGCTTGAAATTACGCTATGATATCTTAATTTACTAGGTTTTATGCTTATCGTCAATGTATTATACCTTTCCAGCATCCGCTCCTAAGTCAATCGCGGCTACCTTAATATGAACATCCCTTCTAATATGCTCTCTTTTGGTGTTTGAATTAGGATTATCTACATCATGATCGGCTTCTGAATCTGACATATATTCTTTTCCAGTTTCTATATTAGTTAAAGTTACTTCACATTCAGGAGTAATTACATGAGTTCTTTTCCCATCAATTATCTGATACTCACTTTTAGCTTTTGTTTCTATAAAAGGCATATTTCTCCTATGTAGTTGTGACCTCTGGAGGTCTAGTTATTTGTAAAACAGCAGCAGTCATTTTTATAACATTCGTTGTAGGGGTTTGCATTTTTAAAATATCGCCTGCCTCTAATATTAAAAGATTGTTATAAGTCAATAAATTGGCATGATTATCAGCAGTAATATTGGTTTTATCCCATTCAAAATCAGTCGTTGATGAAGCATCATAAACAGTAGACGTTACATCTAAAGATCCACTATGAGTATTAAATAGTCTAATCGTTTTAACAATACTTGTTGTAGCTGTTGGAGATTCATACATATCTACATCAGATCCTGCTGAACTAATTGTTGTTTGAATATTTTTATATACGTTTGCCATTAGCTTAAAAAGAAATTAAATCTTTCTGTATCATCCTTATCGGGTTGCAGATAGGTTGAGTTCAATTGTTGTATCATAGAAGCCAAGGTTCTGTTAATCTGTCTTTGATTATCTTCTGAATATTCTTTTTTAGGTTCTGGTAATCTTACTACTATTTTTGTCATTAAATAAATCCTCCTTGAGATAATCTCCAACCATTCATGCCACTACGAGCTGCCCTGGATGTTGCCTGGCTAATGCCTCCGGGACTTGTTCTACTAAAAGTTCTTTCACTTCCTCCTCTTTCTTCTCTTGTTTCTCTACCATGTTGTTCAGGAGTTGGTACACGATAAGTTGGTGCAATTTTCTGTGCTTGTTTTCTAATTTGAGATGGAATGGTTTTCGTATTAGCAATGTATCTTGCAAAATTTCTATTAGCTCTTAATTTATCCAAGTGAGATATAATTCCAAGATTGATATTGACTGGAATTCCAGATGGTTTCCAGTCTTCTCTCATACGTCTCACACCAACGTCGTGCTCATCATAATAATCTCCTTGGTGTCCATATATACCCCCCATGATTCTAGCAAATTTAGATTTAGTAATATGTCCTTTTTTATAGGCATCAAACACATTCTTTAATGTCTTCTCTTTAGGTTCAAATATAGATTCAGTTTGTGTAGTATATTCTCTATCCGCATTATAATCAGGTTCTATAACTTCTCCAGTAAAAGGATCCTTTACAACCTCCTCAGCTGTTGCTTGTGCCTGGGTTCTTCCAAAAATATCCACCGGAGATAAAAAAGGAAGACCACGCTCTCCTAAATATCGTGGCTCTCCTAAATCAGATGCGTCAATAACATGACCTGCCCCCAAGTCTGCTTTTTCTCCTTGTCCATATAAATAATCACCTCCACCACTCAAACTATCAAAGTCATGTTTATCAATCACACTAATGGTTCCGTCCGGATTTTTTCGATAACCAGCTTGTCCAAGGGTCATATCGATATCAACTTTTGGATCCTTAAATATGCCTTGCATAGATAAGGGACTTTCTAAATTATAAGGTATCGACGACCTAAAATCAGGATTCATACTTTTATTCGCCATTGCTTCTGCAGTCCGGCGCTTAACTTCATCTAATTGATTCGTGCTAAAAAAATCTTCAGTGATAGGTTCTTGAGAACCAGAAAGATTTCGAATATAGGCTCTGCCTGAGGCAGGTCCAATAGGAAGTCCTGTTAAGGTATTAACAATTCCTTGGTTGCCTTGTAGTAAGTTTACACCTCGCTGTACGTTCTGTGGTGTTAAAAAGAAATCTGATATTCCAGCCATTACCGTCTCCTGTCCGGTTGTAGGTCAACCTGGAAAGTTCCGAATCTCCAGTTCTCCCCGGCCCCATCCGTTTCAATTCTTAAACTTGCATATCTTCCACTCGCCCTTGTATCTATTTTCTGAGTCGTTGGATAAATGGAAAAAGGACTGAATTCACTATTAGCTAAGGTATCAGCAGGATAATCTTTAAGTTTAATGGTTACCGTATTTTTAACGGTTAACAGTTTAAAATTAGGAATAAATCGTCTCATAGCTAAAAAGACTTCACTCTGATCTTTTTGCAATGAAAAATTATAAGACTGAACATAGGATGTTAAGGTAGTTGTTGAACCATCAGGATTAATCTGATCGGTCCCCGTTTCTTGTTGAAAATAAACGCTCTGCCCTAATCCTGTTTCTCCGATGATACTTGGAAAAGTTCCTGTTGCCGTACTATTAAATTGAGTCGCGTAAGGTTGAGGATAAATAATAGAATCAATCCAAGTCGTTCGAATAGAATTGGTATTACTTCCTATATACCAATTTCCCATAGGAAGTTTTTGTGATTCACCATAGTTATGAACGACGTATCGATCATTATAGGTTGCATCTTCAGTTGGATAGTACCAGATGACTTCGGTGAACAAATTATTGATTCCTGCGTTTACCTGTTGTCCCTTTGTCGTAGCAAAATCATCAAAGACATAGTCCTCTACACTACAGGGTAAATTATTAACGGTACCATCAAATGAAAAGAAACCATTATTACCTACCCAATAAGCGACACCATCAATTTCAACAACGGCGTTTTGACCTATAAGTCCACAGTTCGTTCCAACCTGTTCAAATCCAAAAGTAAAAGGAGCCCCTACAAATTTCATAGAGTACAAAGCATTGTCAGTCCATATTAAAATATTTTCCTTAGCTACAATTCCCCCCATAATTTTTGAACCATCTTGTAATCTATAAGTACCTGCGCTGTTTGTTGCAGAAGGAGCATAGGTATTTATATCTTCCTGATCAGAAAAACGAATAAACATGTCATCTTGTGATGAAGCCGTTCCAATCGTTGTTTCGGTTCCTAAATGAATTAAGTGTCGGGTTGTAGGAGAAACTAAAGTCATTCTACTCGCAGTAGGATTTCCCAAAGCTCCAGTGAGAGCTGTTACATAACCAGTTGTGAGAGTGGAAGCTCTTGTAGTAAAACGCGCAGCAATAGTAGAATCCCATGTAAAAGTTTTTCCATTGGAAATTGTTGCCACTAATGCAGCTCCCCAATTACTTAACGACCAAAGTCCAGGTTCTAAAGTAACGGTTGATGCTACAACAGCACTTCCCCATCCTGTATAATCTGTGGCATTATCAACTACAGCTTCATCACTGTGTGCTTGACCGTTGGAAGTTCCGACTGTAGCCGTTCCATCCGCTCCTCTGGTACACCCTGTTAAATCATTGCTGGAAATTGCAGCATAGGTAATTAATTCATTTTCAACAGCAATCGTTCCTGAAGCTGGAAATCCGGTGGTTGATGTTAAAGCAATTGAAGTTCCCACTCCCCCCGTTCCAGCAGTATCAGCTAATAAAGCTCCATCTAAATCATTAGCTACAACTCCAGTAACGGTTCCCCCATAACTACCTACACCAAACCCATATCCATACGTCTGGGCTGCAGGTCCAACATTTTCATAAGGTTGAACCGTCATGGTTCCCCCTGTAGCGACAACTGAACCGGCCTGTGCCGATGAATCAATGGTAAAGGTAACGTCGGTTGGAACTGTTAAAACTTGAAATAATTTATCTTCAAAATCTGAAGCTGATAATCCCGTTCCACCAGGAAGAGTTACAGAATCTAAAACTATCATGTCTCCCACTATTAAACTATGGGCGCTGGTTGTTGTAATAGTACAGGTTTTAACGGACGTACTATCTGTTGCTAAAGTAGAAGAAGTAAAAGTAGTTTGAGCTCCGGCATTATTAGAACGCCAAGGAGTTATATCGTAAAGAGTTCCTTCAAAATAAATAAGAAGAAATTTATCAGTACCAATTCCTACATATCTGTTTCCATCTAAATCAACAAAGGAATGTTGTTTTCTGGCTACACCACAAATGGTATCGGTTAATAAAGAAGACCATCCTCCTACTTTTTCAGGAAGACCATATCTGAATCTTGCATTATCAGAATCGACCCAACGACCGATGGCTCCAATCGCCGTATCTTGTTTGTCTATTCCGGGTGCAAAGTTAATAGATGTAAGAGCCATCTTTATAGCTCCTATGAAGTATAGTTAGTCTTATAAGCCCAGCCACGTGTTGCGTCTATATAAACTAACGTTATGGATTGACCGGCATTGCTTAGGGTTAAATCAGAAGTTGCTGTATTAATAGGTTGGCCATTTCGACCTACAGTTAAATTGTTAGATGCCCAAGATGCTCTAGTATCAATAATGGTTACTTCATCACCAACGGAAGGTGAAGCGGGAAGAGTGACCGTAATAGGGTTGCTTGAAGTATTAGCAAAAATTTGTGCTCCTGCGACCGTTGTATAAGGAGTATTGGAATCTGTAATTGTTGCATAACCTTTTTCAATAATAGTAACTACTGTTTCACTTCCATCGGATCTGCATAAAAGAGTTGCACCTGGTGGGACGGGTTGTGCTGTTCCTGAAGCTGTTAACACTCCAAGAGTTCTATTAGAAGTCCCTCTAACCGTTTCATCTTTTATAATCCAGACTCTTTCTGCAGTTACCGGCATTGTTAAAGTTCGGTTAGCCGCCAACGTTCCATAAAGTCTTAAATAAATATTTTTACCGTTGGAAGTTGCTCCATCTGTTAAAACTAGAGTTACATCGGCTGCCGCCATATCTATGCTGGCGTAACCTGTGGCTGCCTGTTCTAAAATTTGTAAATTAGTATTAGTAATTGATCCCCACAACCCGGCTTTTTCACCGGTTGTAACGAGTTCTAGTTGAATATCTGTTGAATAAGTTGATGCCATAATTTTAAGCCGTCGGATCTATTGGTGTCCATGTCATTGTAGCTCCCGGTTGTATTTCGCTCCATGTTATAGCTGCAATATTACCTGTTGCCAATGTTAATGTATTAGCTGCAGGTGTAACATTTGCACTTCCTGTAATTGTAACAGTTCCAGAAGAAATTACAAGACTGTTTCCAGAAGGTACAACAGTAGCTCCTGCCGTCACAGTAACAGTTCCTGTTCCTAATGTTAATTCATTTTTTACTGCAGTAACATTAGCGTCTGTGCTTATAGTAACTGTTCCAGTTCCCAGAACTATTTGAGAACCCGTAGGATCTTCTATAATCGCATCCGCACTAATTCCTGGATTTCCAATGCTAATAGCTAATGTATTAGCTGTAGCAGTAATAGTTACACTATTATCATCTCCTACCGTTGAAAAAGGTCTTTCTGCAAATGCTGCAAATCCGAATAACATATAAAACTCCTAAAAAGAGAGCATCCAGAACGATTGATGAAGTCTGGACATTCCTATTTTATTACTATCACTTTTTAAACTATGAGGAAAGTCTTAAGAAAGGGCATAATCTATACCTTTGGATATTTGTCTTTTGTTGTTTTGATTGTAGCTTTCCAGCCAGCAATTCCATTATGGTAAATATCGTCTAGTTGATCTTGCCAAGTTGGATAGGATTTTTTTCTTAAATCTATAATAACTCTATCAATTACATCAGCGTCAACTGTTAAACCCCATTCTTGACAATAGGTAAAGTCAAATCCTAATGGTACTGAATCTAGCAACTCTAATTCATCATAGATTTCGTTAGACAAATATAAAAAAGCATCACAACTTGGTGTCTGTGCTATTGTTATAACGTCTCTTTCAATGCGTTCCTCATGAGTACCAAAAAAGGCTTCAAAGTTACTTGCTTCTAGTTTATATAGTTTCATATTCAACCTCCTTATCATTAAACATCTTCATCTTCAACTCCTTTAAGTTCTATTTTTAATTGTGGATTTATATTGCCTTCCAGTATTTTTGTTTGTTTAGGTATTAATCCTATTTGTTTTAATGCGTTCCAAGTGTGAGGATTACTCATGGCATTTCTTAATTTAGCTGGTGATGGTCTGCCATTGGCAATCATTTCAGCCTGAATTTCCCTACCAATATCAACCGTAAATTCGTTTGCGGCATTTGCTTCAAACATTTCTTCATCGGTATAACCTTTAATTCTTGTAGGTTCTGCAAGAACATAAAGTTCCTTCAGTAGTTTTTTTAGAATTTTAATTTCATCCTTGGTAAGTTCAAACGCCTCTTTGAGAGTTCCTTCATGGCTTTCAAGTTCTATAATTTCAGCTTTAAGCTCCAGAATTTCATGCTCCAAACCGTTTCCACTATTCTGTAGATGTTTTAGCTTTGAAAGTTTTGCCTGGTGTTTTAATTTACCAACTTCTTCAAGAGCCTGTGCTCTTATTCTGCCTTCAAGAAATCCTTTTAATGTTTTGATTTTTTCCCAAGGCGTACATCCTATGACTTGGTATCGGTAATTAAATTCTGTGTTAAATTTTTGTGCCATAATTTTTTAATTGAAAGAACAGGCTGCTAAATTACTTCTAGTAGTTCCTACTGCTGATACATCGCTTCCTACTACTCCAGCATTGGTTACTAAATTGGTCATTCCAACATTACTACCAGTAGTACCAAAACCAAATATTCCTTTATCGCCACCGTATTGCGTTGCCGCCAGGTATCGCCTAGCGGTTCCAACACCAGTTACATCTGTTCCTACAACTCCAGCATTTGAAACTAAATTAGATATTGAAAAATAACTACCAGTATAACCATAAGCAAAGATGCCTTTGTCATAACCATAATCACAAGCCGCCAACCCACTCCTATCTGTTCCTACTCCTGTTGTATCAGTTGCTACGACTCCTACATTAGAAACTAAATTAGTCATTGAAAGATGAGCATTTTGACCATAACCAAAAATAGCTGTGTCAGTACCGTATTCACATGCTGCTGCAGCCTGTCTAGCAGTTCCCACCCCAGTTACATCGGCTGATACAACTCCTACATTAGATACTAAACTGGATATATTAGTATAACCACTGGTATATCCATAAGCAAAGATACCTTTGTCGGTACCATATGAACATGCCGCTGAATTACCTCTAGCTGTTCCTACTCCTGCTACATCACTTGCTATTACTCCTGCATTGGATACTAAATTGGTTGTTGCAACATAACTACCACTATAACCAAAACCAAAGATGCCTTTGTCCCCACCATATTCACATGCTGCTATTTCGCCTCTAGCCGTTCCTACTGCTGAAACATCCGTTGCTACTACCCCAGCATTGGAGACTAGATTAGTCACTCCTGTACTTACGCCAAAACCAAAAATTCCTTCTTGGTTTCCTTTAACTGGTACATCTGCGACAGCCTCATCAATAGTAGGAATCCAACCATTAGTTGCTCCAGAATAAACGATATCAACACTTTGACCATCTGTGGAGTATTCCACATCGAAAGTGTCATCATCACCTTGATAATTTAATCCATTCGAATCTAAAGTAATACTATTTGTTCCCCAGTTTCTTGCATAATCTGTAAATATAATTTGATCACCATTACTAGCCGAAGCTGGTAAAGTAATTGTACAGGCATTTGAACTTGTATCTATTGGATAACCATTTCCAGCTACTGCTGTTAAGGTTGAAGCTGTTACTACAGACTGCCAAGAAATGCCGCCAGCGACATCTTCATAGTTCATCGCTACCCCAGCACCAGAACTTGTTAAAACTTGTCCGTCTGTGCCAAGTTTGGCTACACGCCCAGATCCTCTGATATTTATTTTACTTCCTATTATTCCACTCATAATTTTTCCATTTTATTAATTGTAAGAACATGCCGCTAAATCTGCTCTAGCAGTACCTACTCCTGTTGTATCAGTTGCTACAACACCAACATTAGAAACTAAGTTAGTCATTGAAACATAACTACCCCCATAACCAAAGATACCTTTGTCGTCACCGTATTGCGTTGCCGCTAAACCTCTTCGGGCGGTTCCTACTCCAGTTACATCTGTTCCTACTACTCCAGCATTGGTTACTAAATTAGTCATTGAAACGATATGACCATAACCAAAAATACCTTTATCGGTACCATAACTACATGCTGCTAGAGCTTCTCTAGCCGTTCCTACTCCAGTTACATCTGTTCCTACTACTCCAACATTGGTTACTAAATTAGTCATTCCTAGATCACCACCACTATAACCATAGCCAAAGATAGCTGTATCAGTACCATATTCACACGCCGCTAAGTTATACCTACCAGTTCCAACTCCTGTCGTATCAGTTGCTACCACTCCAACATTGGAAACTAAATTGGTCATTGATACATCAGCACCAGTTCCAACTCCATCTACAAGACCATAACCAAATATTCCTTTATCCCCACCGTATTTACATGCCGCTAGACCATTTCTAACACTACCAACTCCAGTTACATCTGTCGCTACAACGCCAGCATTAGAAACTAAATTGGTCATTGAAACACGACTACCAGTAGTACCATAACCAAAGATAGCTTTGTCAGTACTATATTCACATGCCGCTAAACCCTTTCTAGCTGTTCCTACTCCTGTAACATCCGTTGCTACGACTCCAGCATCGGACACTATATTAGTCATTGAAACTACACTACCAGTATTACCAAAACCAAATAGTCCATTATCATTTTGGTGGACAACGGGTGCATCGCTAACAGTTTTATCAAGTGTAGGGATCCATCCCTTAGTTGCGTCAGAATAAACTATATGAACAGCTTGACCATCTGTTCCATACTCTACATCAAAAGTGTCATCATCGCCCTGGTAGTTCAAACCATTTGAATCTAAAACAATACCATTGGTTCCCCAAGTTCTATCATAATCGACAAACATAATTTCATCGCCATTACTGGCTGAACTAGGTAAAGTAATCGTACAAGCGTTTGATGTTGTATCAATCCAATATCCATTTCCAGCAACAGCAGTCATAGTTGCTCCTGTTTCTATGGCTTGCCATGATAGTCCACCAGCGATATCTTCAAAAGCTGAAGGCAGTCCAGCCCCAGCAGAAGTTAAAACCTGTCCATCTGTTCCTAGCTTTGCAACTAGCCCAGATCCTTTAATATTTAATTTACTTCCTATAATTCCACTCATAATATTAATTAAAAGAACATGCGGCTGTACTTCTTCTAGCAGTTCCTACTCCAGTAACATCTGTTGCTACCACTCCAGCGTTAGAAACTAAATTGCTCACTGATACATTACCACTACCATTATAACCATAAGCAAAAATAGCCTTATCGCCAGCATATTCACATGCTCCCAAACCATTCCTAGCAGTTCCAACACCTGTAACATCTGTTGCAACAACACCAGCATTTGATACTAAATTAGTCAGTGAAACTACACCACCACCAGAAGCTTGACCATAACCAAAAATACCTTTATCATAATCATAACTGCATGCCGCAGGTTGTTCTCTAGCAGTTCCTACTCCTGTTGTGTCTGTAGCTACAACACCAGCATTAGAAACCAGATTAGTCATTGAAACTTGACTACCATCAGTGCCAAAACCAAAGATTCCTTTATCACCTCCATATTGTGTCGCCGCTAGACTTTTTCTATCTGTTCCAACACCAGTCGTATCGGTTGCTACTACACCAGTATTAGATACTAAGTTAGTCATTGAAGCATAACTACCAGTATTACCATAACCAAAGATGCCTTTATCATAACCAGTACCATAACTACATGCCGCAGGATTAGTTCTGGCTGTTCCAACCCCAGTCGTATCTGTCGCTACCACTCCAGCGTTTGAAACTAGATTGCTCATATTTTTGTATCCAGAAACATAACCGTAAGCAAATATTCCTTTATCACCACCATATTCACATCCTGCTATATCATGTCTAGCAGTACCAACAGCAGCCACATCAGTTGATACCACTCCAACATTTGATACTAAATTAGATATTGCTGTGGCACCACTAATAAAACCATAAGCAAAGATTCCTTCAGAGTTTCCTTTGGATGGTACATCTTCAACAGTCTTATCAAGAGTTGGTACCCAGCCTTGCGTTGCATTCATATAAACTATACGAAGTGCCGTACCATCTGTTGCGTATTCTACAGTATAAGTGTCATCTTGGCTTTGATAGTTCAAGCCATTTGAATCTAGTTCAATACCATTGGTTCCCCAATTTCTAGCATAGTCGGCAAATACGATTGTATCTCCAACACTTGCTGAACTAGGTAAGGTAATTGTGCAGGCATTTGAGGATGTATCAATCCAATATCCGTTTCCAGCTACCGCAGTTAAGGTTGAACCTGTAACTACCGATTGCCAAGATAGTCCACCAGCAAAATCTTCATAATTTGCCGCTACTCCAGCACCAGAACTTGTTAAGACCTGACCATCTGTGCCAAGTTTAGCTATACGTTCAGAACCTCTAATATTGAGTTTGCTTCCTACAATGCCACTCATATTGCTTTCTACAATGTCTGATCTAAATAGCTGATAACAATATCCACATCTCCTGCACTTCCTAATTTTGCTGAAAGCACATCGGTTGTCATTAGAACAATTCTTGACGTATGTTCAAAAGTTTCATTGGCTCCTAATGCTTGATCTGAATAAATCTCATAAT